CTATTTCATCTGGCATTGCAATTTGCAAAGCATACTGATCCCTGTAACCACGTTTATCTGCTTTTACTTTTAACCCCGCTGTACCGCCTAGTGACTGAACCAGAAATGTAACATCAGCCGCAAGTTTTGATGAGCATGTATAGAAACTTTCACAACCTGAATTTTTAGACACAGAGCCATCAGTATCCATTAACCCTCTAAGAACTTCCAGCCTGTCTGCTGCTGACGCATGTAAATACTGCTCAGGAATATACTTTGTATGTGACACTAGCCCAAATATGCCTGCTTCCTTAATCAGTGTTACAGCACGACTTTCTAAGTACCTTCCTTTTCTGTTTCTTCCCACAGCATCACAAATGTTGTAGCTGTAGCGACCATCATAAGCACCTACTACAACTCCATCTGGTAACAGGTCATGAAAAGCTTGCACAATCTCTGAATCAGCAGTAGTTATTTTTAATGATCTACTTCCTACACTGCCATCTCCAAGTAGTGCTCCTAGCAGGTAGGGATGTAAAGGTAAGGGTTTGTCTGATCGTTTGAACTCAACAGGTTTACAGGTTTCTATTCTGTACTTAAACTGTGTTTGACCACTAGGACTATGGTATACATAATTCTTTAAAAGCTCATCTGTTCTTAGAATTAGCTGTTCTTTCTTACCATGAACTTTATTCACTGACCATAGATGATGCTCACTGCATCTGGCAGTTGTTCCATCACTGAATGTAATTCTGTAAATTTTTTGCAAACCACAGTCATTTATGTGTGTAACTTTGGTTGACTTCCCCGCTTTGCCAATCACTTGTGAACCTACTACTAAATCACCCATTTGTTTCCATCCAGCAGGTGTCATTACTTTTGAATTCAATGGCTGTGCTTCATCCACAAAGTACACTGCACATCTGTCACCACGCCCGATACCACTGCCTGCTTCACCAGTCATTGCACTGCCCGTGTCCGGAAAAAGCATACGCATAAATGGATCAGTCTTGCCCCGCACCCATCCTGCCCGGAACTCTTCTGGCAGATTGTCTACATACTCACGTGCTTTCCAGAACAATGATTTTGGATCACCGATCTTGTCTACATAGTCCTCTTTGCGGGAACCATATCCAACTTTAAATCCATTGATGAAGATGCACAGGGTGGCACCCAGTCCAACAGTCAACCACGATACTCCTTCATCACGTGACTTCTCAATCAAGCAATCTTCTGCCTTGTTCATTCGCTCCAACATCCAGTACAGAAGCTCTTCCTGCTTGTCGAAGGGAATGAAAGGAAACTTGGTAGACAATCTTTTGCCAGCACGATCACGCTTGAATGCATTGCGCGGATCAAACGTCATGCCCCAGTCGATCATGAACTGCACTGGATTCTCTGCGTAGAACAGTTTCAGTGTCTTGAGGGTTTCCCCAGTATCATCACTGCGAATGCCATTGAGTGCGTCTGCTCTGTACTCATAGACTTCCGTGTAATCTGGATTCTTCCAGTTGATGATGAAAGACGACATAATTAGATAGTACAAGTGCTGTGTAATACACGCTTTACTTTCAAATAGACTTGCTGCGCTTCTTCAGATGTATTAAAACGGCCAAGATTTTTCTTCTTTCCACCTACCACTATCTGAGCTATAAAGTTATCTCTAATTTCACAATAACTAACACCAAGTATTCCTGTCTTGCTGTTTGCTTTTTCTTTAATCTTGTTTTGTTGATTTCCAGAATGTGTGGTATCACGTAAGTTGCTAAACCAATTGTGGTGCTTCACTGTATCTTTGTGATCTATTTCACCATCTGGCCATTTACCATAGACATATAACCAAGCCAGACGGTGTGCTAAATAAACTTTACCATCTATTTTTATTTGCACATACCTGTCAAAACACCCAGCAACTTTTCCAACATAACTTTTAAAGTAATGTTGCTTCCACACAAACAAACCACTTAGCCAGTTGTAATTCAACACTTCTTTTAAACGCTGTTGAGTGAGCATGTTCTTAAACGGGAGTGACATTCTTGTTAGAGCGCACTGCTTTGTCCATGAACTGTTTGTAGTAGTCTCGCAGTCCTTCACCAGTCATTGGTGCATTGGCTACTGCCAGTGGTATTGGTTTCCCTTCTGGGCCACTGTGTTCATTGCGTGTGGTATCACGATATACATGCGGAAAACGGCAAGACACTATTTTGCTCCATAGTGTTGTCTTGAATTCCTTATCACTGGACAAGGCATCCAGTGCCAATTTCTCCATGAATGCTTGTGCACACAACACTGCTTCTTCTATTGCTTCTAAAAACTCTTCGTGTGCTGCCTTCCAGTTGTACAGTGTCTGCGTATTGATCTTCAACTCCACTGCGATCTGCTCAATCGTGTAGCCCATTCTGCCCCATGCAATTACCTTGTCACAGTAGGCTGGATCGTACTTAGTTGGTCTTCCGCCTTTGTCTGATTCACTGGCTTCACTGAGTTTGCTGGATTCAGCAAGTACAGCAGTCCCACTAGGATTGCCAAACTTATTAGCCCACTTGCTAGATACAGGATTAGAACCACCAGTGGAATTGCCAGCAGTCCCATCAGCATGTATCTGATGAGTGGCACTAGCATTGCGGGTACTCCTTCTTGCTGAACTTTTTTTCATATTATTCTCCAACGATTGTGATTGATCCTGCAATCATTCTATCGGTGCTGCTATGGTTTTAAATATCCACGATCTTGGCTGGTGGGAAGATGGTGCATTTGCCAGACAATGGATGTCTGGATACACCTATGATGCGATGTTTTGAAATAAGAGTAAGTACCCTGCGGGGTGTCAGGTTGTGCAGTGCGGCAAACTCACTCACTGACATTCCACCTTGTTGCTGATCTGGTGGCTGTTCGCGTTTTTGGTAGATAGGCATTCTGGATATGTGTACTGGAGTCGATGCAGTCATGCGGGAACAATCGGCAAACCATTCTCTACCCATGTAAGGAATTTGTATCTCACTGGTTAAACTGCATCAACGGGTATTGAGATTGTCAGGAGCAAACGTTCCTGTTTGTCTCGCAGCTAGAGTCCGGTTGCGCGTACCAAGACATCTGTTGAAACTGCGTCTAAATCTCAATGCCTCTTGATGCTTTCTGATTGGGTTGGCAATTACTACATAGTACGGATCATTGCTATTGCAGTGAACTAGCAATTGCCATTGGATTGCCGCTGGCACATGCGACACCTTTTACCGGAACACCCGAACACACCATGTCAACAGGTCGGGATAGGCAGCGGGCGATTGACACACCCAATAGGGAAAAGGGAAGACAGAACCCATTCGATGTTGTGCAAGCGGCAAACTAATGACACCTCATAAAATGGAAAACCCAGTGTTTGCAATCTACACTGGGCTTCCTTGGGACATTTATTCACTCTATGAAGTTACGGGGTATTTTAAGTGGTTTTCTACAAAAATCAAGTGATATTTCTACAGGTAGTGTTCGGGGGTGTGTTTCGACACTATCCCTAGTAATGCAAAAACCCCACCGGATCACGATGGGGTTTCAAGCTTTGCCTTGTTTTATCTGGGCTAAATTATGAGTTTTCCTGTGCCCGCCCGAAGCCGGTTCACCTCAGTACCGAGGCGCATGTTCCCATTGGGATTGTTGCAGGCCATCAGGCCGATCAACTTATAACTTACCAAAGTGGCTTCCGCACCGCCCGGATCAGTCAGGGGAAGGGTGTTGTCCTTCGCTGTCTTGATCTCGTAGCAGGTACCGGGGTTGGCCATTGCTTGCGTGTTTGCTTTCATCTCAGTATGTGCGTTCAATGCAATCGGAACTGCAAAGCCACCGTCTGCTGCATAGGCTCCACCAGTCCCGATAGCCATCCCGCACAACATCAGGGCTGCTATCAATACCTTCTTCATAGTCTGCTCTGGTGTTCAGATTGTCGGCCATGTTCCCCAGTCCATCCTTGCCCCGTTGCTCACAGTCATTGGAAAAATAATCGCACTCCATGGCTTTTGCTCTTAGCTCTTCAGCAGCCTTCAGTGCTTCTTCGTAGGACATGCGATCATGCATTTTCTTAACCTTTGCTGGCATGTCCTGCTGATACTCCTGTAACGTTTTCATTTATTTTGCCTACCTTGATAATTGGGCACATATAGCTTTTGCTGCCGCGATCCATTTTGCCTTGTTTGCTTCTTCCCACGGCTGTGTACACCCAGTTAGTGTGGCGGCTGATTCATAAGCAAGCTTTCCTAAACTCTCATCAGCAGTGATAAATGTGGATGCCCCTTCCACAACTGTTTTTCCTTCAATAATGGTGATGTCTGGAAAAAAACAAACAGCTCCCGGCAAGGGTGACATCATATCGCGCTTTGCTTGCTGCTTCTTCCTGATCTTCATAATGTCCATCCAGACTCTGGTAAGCTCAGTTTCACCTGCTTGATGCATGTCTAGGTTCTGGGCAAGACATAGTGCTGCCAGTGTCAGCATGACTCCACCAACTTCCTGATACCTTTCACCCACTGGTCTGCCATAGGTATAATCCACCAGCTTCAGCACTTCTTCCTTGGTACATCCACATGCTTGCACCAGCTCCAGTGACTCTTCTAGGAACCTGAAGTTCCGCTCAGTGGTGTTGCCGGATACTTCTGCCCCAAAGCAAGAAAGCATCCACGGCTGTACCCTTTGCTGGAATGTGTCACCAGTAAGGCGATGATGATCTGATTCAGCCCATGCAAGGAATTCCAGTGCTTGCTCACGCTGGATTGTAATGTGCTCGGCACCCTCATCCAGAAATTTGTGCGTGGTTCGCAACAGCATCAAGTAACGTGAATCATTCATAGCCACGCTCTTTCTGTTAATCACTTAAACTACAGATAGTACCGCCGCTCGCTCCATGCGGAGACTCGACCGGTGCCATACCAGCATTGACAGTGCATAAACAATCTATATGGATCACAGTCATACCAAAGCCATCCGGTATCGTCACATTCATGGCACCTCGGTCCTATCGGGGCGGAATTGAGCGTCATGCTAGTAGTGTGCGAACAATTCGCCCTTTGCCAGACCGTCACGCGTTCTTCGCGCATCAAGCAGCAATTGCGTAAGTTGCTCTGGTGTTTTTGGTGTCCACTCTCCAGTTGGCGTTCCGCGACTGCAAAGCACTCCGTTTATCACTTTCTCTTCGTAAAACATGGTTATCTCCTTATTGAAAGATGACGCAGCTCTCCGTGGCATGTTATGTGCTGGTGTTTTAGGTATTTCCCGTATTCCCCAACTGCCGCACATTCAGCACACGCCCATAGATAGACGGCTAACCCATCCATCGAGCTTGCGCCTTTGACGCGGGACTTCACCAGTTCTTCTGTTGATTTTTTCATTTCCAGAATATCCAGTCTTCACCATCCAGTTTACCTGTCCATATTTCACACAAGCAATCAAAGATCACAACTGATATAAAAGCAATAGAAAACCAAATACGCTTAATGACTTTGCTCATTTTGATTTGCCTCAATTGATTGCAGTAGTGGTTGGCACCCATTCACCACACCAGTCTTCTCCTTGCAGTGGTGGTTGCGGGTACGTGGTAATGTAAGTAGTTGCCTTGTTCTCATCTACTGCTGCAAACACAACAACAGGCGCATGAACCTTGCACTGATTGAATTTTGGTTTGTAATATCTGCACGTATTGCATCTTTGGTCAGTTAGCAGCATGGTCGTCCTCCTTAAGAATCATACGGCGTATCCGATCTTCCACTTCAGTGGCCATCCATATCTTGTG